CCCCCTTTGGATAATGAATTGGTTCCATGAAATCTATAAGTGACTCTTTATTTCCTTCTCCGTCATCGAAATTACTATATTGACACCATGTTTTCGTAAGTGAATTTTGAGTTAGTTCTATTCTAGATGGTGTTGCGTCTGTAATGATATCTAATTCACTAATGTAAAGTACTTCTTCATCATCTACTAATGTTATTGTCCTAGGTGTATTACTATACTGAACTTTACGTGTTTGCTGAAGTGAAATTTGTTCTGAAACTACTGGTCCTACCCATTCGAAAGTCTTATGAACTGGTGTCCCTTCTTCTATTGTACTAAGTGCATAAATTTGAAGTAATGTATTGTTGTTAGTTGGTGAAACTGTTGAAACCTGTCCTTTCTGATATCTCCTCATGTTGTTGTAAGTCATAGTTGCTGTTACTGGATCTACTTCTCCTATTTGATTATTTCCATTAATTACTGTCTTGGCTAAAACACTTGCATCTATAACATCCATATTAACTATATCTATATATTGCTCATCATACTGAAGACTAACTGTTGTATCAGATCCTGAATTACACAAAACTGTCCTAGTTGGGTTAATGTATGTTGCTCCTGGTGTTGTAAGTGGTTGAACTGGTCGAGGTAGATAAGTGTACATGTTAAGTGGTGCTATATAAACTGCATACTCTATACTTGATGGAAGTCCTTCTGCGAAAATTGTGTTGGTCATTTCCTTAATTTCTAGTTCTGGCATATACAAATCTACATCATCTACTTCTTTAACTAAATCTGCTTCAGTCCACGGCAAAATACAATAAACTTCATTTTCTTCTGATGGGTTCCATTCAAATCCTACATTACTTTGTGATCCTACTTTACCATTATATTTTGCTGATACCCAAACTCGTTGTGCTGCGAAAAGTGCGGGCTTTGCTACTATCCTGAAAAGATACATTGTGTTGAAATATATATAAGGTCTCATGTAATATTTAGTTCTCTGGTTGAATTGTTGTCCCTCATTCCAGACGAATCCGGCTTCAGGAAACCTAACTGAAGGCAAATAATCTAATTTATGATTTGGCTTAATTGAAGTATTTGTCATATGAATTGCCTCCTTCATTCCTGATGGTGTTCTGATCATTGATGTCATTCTAGATGAATTTTGTCCTACATGTTCTGTGCTAACATCAATTGCTTGTTCTGAAAGGTCTGTCTGTACGTTATCAAATACTATTGTTGCGTCTTCTGAATGTCTGTAAGTTGTTCTTTTCTTTCCCTTCACTGATCCGGCTTGGCTTGATTCGTCGTCTATCTGTTCTCTAACGATAACTGGCTCTAGTCCTGCTCTCTGAAGACAATTACATATATGCATGACTTGTCGTTGACCATGTGCACACTCTCCTTTATTGACTGCCCGTCGAATAAATGATGTAAGTTCCTTCTTTTCAAAAGGAAAACTATCTTTGTAGCGTTTCACATGCTCCATAACTGTAATTGCTCTATTAACATCTTGCAAAGCCAATCTCATTTTCTCTCCTGCTACATACTGGTCATCAAAAATGTCATAATCTACTCCGAATCTGGTCTTAGGTTTTAGAATATTATCCTCATATGAAACAAAATGATATTGAGCTGTGGTTTCTGGCAAATCTTCAAATACTAAATATTGAGTTTCTGGTGCTGTCTTAAACATGAATCGTTCTAAAGTCTTGAATTTTCCGTTATCTTTATATGAAGTTACATCTACACAATTTCTCCTGAATACGAAATCGAATTTCTTTGCATCTCTCATTGACAATTTATTAATTACTGAACATACATGATCTTCTTTGCCATAACAATTTACTTTGACATTACCAAGTTTTAGGAAAATTACATTTCCAGCTTTTCCTTTTGCTGGATGATCGCCCTTAACCAAATCTACTTCTACTTGTTTGGCTACGAGAGGTCGTCGTCTCTCATCTTCTGGCACCTCGACGAAAGTTGTCCCTGAGGGACTGAAAGTGTTGTTACGCTGCGCGTTGCTACACATTTTAATCAACACATACTGATTATCGCTGAAATTACACACCGTACCTACTCATAAGTTTGTCCTGTGTACTAGAAAAGTGATCAAGGTTTACTCCTATATTACGACCCAAGAATTTATTAGCGAATAAAGCATTAGTAATTTTACTTCTAAAGTATCTATAATAATCCGAACCATGCTGGCATGCTTCAATTAAAGCATTTTCAATTTGATCTTTAATATTTTCATAATTATTTGAATCTATGTTTGTATAATTAAATTGTTGTTCAATTGAATCTTGATCTATTGGTGACAAATAAAGTCCGTTCTTCAAAATAAAACGGCGTTTCAAAAATGTAATTTCATTAATTTTACGTGCTCCTACATCATTACTATCTTTCTGTGCTGTTGTGTAATCTTGTCCGAGTACTTTCATCCATTTTGCTACTTCTACAAAACTATATCCTGTAATTTTTGAGTTAGT